TACGGTGGATGTTAGTGTTTGGTTTTGATTTTCTTTACTACTGAAGTCATTTGTTCCACTTAAGAATAGTGATTTTGGTTTGGCTGTCGGTACTGATTTTCCACTTTGTTCTGCGGCTTTTTTACCAAAATCTGTTTTATCAACATAGTTTTGCAATGCATTTTTTGCATTCTGTGCCAAATCACCCACTTCAGAAGACCTATATCTTAAATCTGACTTTTTTAAATCATTATAGACCGATGTACCAAGTTGTTCAACAACTTTTTTAACATCTTCACCTTGTTTTCCAAACTTACCACCTAAATCTTTTAAAACATCTCCCATGGACTTACCATTTGTTTTAACCAATTCTTTAGCAGCATCCCTAATTGAATTACTTATTGTCTCAAATTCTTTATTATAAATTTCTGTTCTCGCCGCTTTATCTGACACAATTCCTGATGGAATCGTGGTTGCCCTTCTAAACCCTTCAAGATTGTCTTTAACTACTGATGTTCCGACAGCACCTCTAACAATCGCCCCTTTTATTGCCGCAACGTCATTTTTGATAATTTCACTTACTGTCATTCCAGCTCTAGCGATTTCTTCCATCGACTTTGGCTGTTTTTTCTGTTCGTCTATCAACTTATCAAATTCTTCTTGTGTTACATCAGCAAGATTTTTGGTTTGTTGGTCATTAATCCTAACAACATAGTTGCCAGACGCATCCATTTCAGATAAATTACTTAAAAATTGTTTGTCAGATTCATCTTGAAACTTGATACTAGGACTGATACTTGAAAGTCTTTTGTCTAATTCAGAAGATGCTAATGCGGCTTTTGATAATGTTCCAGCAGCTAATCCAGCCTCTGATTCCATTTCTTTCAAGGTTAGAATACCTTGAGGATTAATTCTGAAAGATTTTGTTTTTTCGTCAAAATAAGTGAATTGTTTACCTACTTTTGCTAAACTTTCTTGTAATGCTCCTGGGTCGTTAATCGATTGGTTCATTAACGCAAATGGGTCAACAAGGTTTCCCGCTGAAACTCCAAGCCTTTGGAAGGCAGATGCGGTTTTGATTGCTGCATCAGGGTCCATCATTCTATCCGCGAAATCAAGAGCCTGATTCATATCAATCTTAAGTTGGGATGCTCTTGCCGCCATTCTAGTCAGTCCCTGAACACCACCTTCAAAATTAAATTTATTAAGTGCTGAAGCGTTTGAGACAACATCCTTCATCACTTCTCTGGCATTTAACCCTAAATCTCTAACTGTATTTGTCGCCTCTTCTAATTGACCTCCAACAACACCAAATTGAATACCTGCACCTTCAAAGCTTTTAACTATGTTTCCAACATCTCCACCAATCGCTTGTGTTGTAGCATATAATTTTGCAACACTATCCGCAGAGGCCAAGGTATTCTTACCTGTGGCTTCCGCAATATCTTTCATAACAGTAAGTGTCTGTTGGAAGTCAGCACCGAGTCTTCTCATTCTTGGTGCTGCCTCATTCACAGCACTCATCATCTCACTTACTCTTGCACGTGATTGTGAAAAGGCCGCAGTAAGTTCATTACCAGCCTGAGTCATTTGGTCAATAGCACCTACCCATTCGTCAGAACCAAAAGATATCGCTTTACCGAGTCCTTCATTAAATTCATCTAAAGTTTCTTTTTTGTCCGCCATTAAGTGTTTTTCTTATAAATAGAAGAAGGACTATTTTTTTAGTCCCTCTTATGCTCTTCAACCCATTTATCTAAGAGATACTTTCTCATAAACAATGGCATATTTAAAAAATCGTTGTAAGAAATGTTCATCAAAGTACTCAAATAATAGAACTCATCAATTTGTCCTTTTCTATAATCAGAAGAAAGGACGAAAAAATTCCACCCCAAAACCGACGTTGACTGTCAGTCTATCTCCTGATGGGGTTGTTACTACTCTATTCATGTTTAATTTTGGCTCATTCTCATCCATAAAGTTTCTTATGAATTTGGAATCCATGATTGGCATTTGTTCTATAAACTTAGCAATTTCTCCTTTATCTTGATTTCCGTTTACCTCAACAATTTGTTTGTTTAATCTCCACGTCACTTTTGGTACAGTTCTTCCTTGAGGATATTGTTCAGCCAATTTATTTATTTCCATAATTTCACCATAAGTCATTGGTCTTAACTTAATAGTTGCCTCTGATTTAGGTAACGTAACTTTAAAAGTCCCGTCTTCTTGTGGTTCTTGACCATTAACGACTGAAAGTTCGTCTAATACAACTGTTGTTTCGAAGGTTTTTCTTGTTGTTGGGTCAGTAACGTTGAGTGTCATTTCCGGTCCAAACGAAGTGTTCCTTAAAAATACAAGGATTGCTTCGACGTCACCCTCTAACAAATCTTCAACTCTAATATCTGGTTCATATAATTTGGTTCTAATTAAATTAGTTGTAATATCTTCACCACCAGATAAAAGAATGTTTTCATCGGAAGCTGTAAGATAACCTACCTTAACAGATTTCTTTTTGTTTTTATAAAATGTACCTTGAGATGGTAGAGGCACTACGTCATGCGGTAGTGTAAAGTTCTGTTGTGCGTAATTTGATGTTTGATTTTCCATATAAAAAAATAACCGTAAAGTTTATGTCTTTACGGTTAAATATAGTTTGTATTGATTTTTTATAAATAGTATTAGTATACTAACACACAACGGTCAGGACGAAGACTAGCGGTAATATCAGCTAATGCGTCTGTTGAATATCCTAAAGAACCGAAGTCCACACTTGTTAAGAAGGTTCCATAAAGAATCCACTTTTCAACAACAACACCTGTCGGGTCTAACATCTCCAAGTCAATGTCTTTCTTATAACCTGCTGCGTATCCCATACGACCTGTAACTGATTCAGCGTGTAAACGAACCCACTCCATAAGAGCTTGTGAAGCTGAAGGACCAATTGGGTCTCTAAACTTAACTGTCATTTCATCCCAGTTGAATCTACCTGCAACGTATGTTGATGTATTTAAAAATTGTATTTCTGTTGAAACAATTTTGATGGATGGTCTTTTCGTACTTTCAACGAACCACTCATTTATTCCCAAGCTTGAAGGAAACCTCAAGATGAATCGGTTCTGACGTTTCGGTTCGTAAGGAATCGGCATTTTCATTAGTAAATCAGCCATGTTATTATAATTTTGTTTTTTTTATTTTATATCTTATAAATATAGTCTTATCAAAAATATTTCTATTTACTTTGTGGTTAGAAATTAATATTCATTATTTATATTCCTTCTTAATTCCTCCAGCAGTAGAATAAGTTTTTACTATATTATCTGGTTTATCTTTAAAATGTTTACTTATCTTTTCTACATTCTTTAAATCATCATCTGAAAAACCTATTTTAGGTTGTTCTGGTATGAATTTATTAGCAATATCTCTTTTTAGGAATGCCTTTTTATTAAGTAACGCAGCTAATCCTTTTACATAGTCCACAAACTCGTCCATAGCCATTACCTTTAATTCTTCAGGACTTGCAGCACTTCCATCATTTCCAAACGATACGGGGTGATATCTGTTAAGTTCTAAATAAGACCTTATTAAATCATCATCAGACATGTCATCTTCATCAGAAAATGTTCTATATTTTTTAAGATTCTTAACTAATTGGTCTTTATCAATACCACCAAATCCGTTGATGATATAATTGTAAACCGCTTCTTTTAATGTGTTTGGATTGTGACCTCTCGCGGTGATTATTGAAAAAACTGAACCGTTATTAATCGCCTCTTTAAAGTCGTTAAACGCAGGACCTTTTTTAGCGGTCATTACATCTATTAAAAAGTCTTTGTCACCCGAAGTTCTAAAGTTTCTAAAAGCATCATCAGCAAAATCAACAACCGTCTCACCCTTATAATTAAACGGTTTTTTCCCGATGTTATGTCTATATTCCGCAAAATCGTCAGTGCTCATCCCAACCTCATCACCGTCTTCAGTCTTCAAAACTATTTTAGTCGGCATATGAACGATATTATCATCCCAATCGAATGCATAATATTTCATATCTGGTGTATGCTCTGCTCTAAATCCTTCTACTATTCTTCTCATATTGGCTAAAAGGGGGAGATAAACTCCCCCATTTTTTTTATTAAATATTCTCAAACGAAGCTCCTGTTGGAGTGATGAAGAATTCGATGTCGATGAATTCTAACGCCTTCGTAGGTTTTAAGTAAATCTTACCTGTAAGTGTATTTCTGTCTAAGTCTTCAGGAGAAGATGAAACTGTTACACGGAAATCGTATAAACCTCTATCTCTTCTGATAGAATCTAAGATTGGGTTAACACTGTCTAAGAATTGTTGTCTAACGATTTGGTCGTTTTGTTCGAACAATAATCTTACAGCCACCGCTGAAATCAATTTACGAGCTTGTAATAACAATCTTCTAACATTCAATCTGTTAAGAGCTGTGTCAGCAACTTGTAAAGTTTTGTTACCCCAAATTACTGTTCCAACATCAGAGAAAGTAGCGATAGGGTTGATTCTACCTTGATACAATGTATCTCTATCTTCTTGAGTTAGTTTTTGTCTAGCTTTGATTGAGTTTACAAGACCTCTTGTGTAACCCGCTGATGCGAACCAAGGGAATGCAATGTTATCTGTTAAAGCTAAGTTTCTACAAACCTCACCAGTTGCTGGTAAGTATATTTGTGTGTTGTTAACTGTGTCTCTTGTTAATATCCAAGGATAGTAAGTTGCTGTATAGTTGGAATCAATTCCTGTATTATCCAAATTATCAACCGCTTCTTGAGAGTAGATAACATCAAACTGACTTGTTCCGTCTGGTGTATACATTCTATAATCAGGAGTTGTTACGATGTAAACCGAGTCAGCTCTTGAAAATTGAACCATGTTAATTGCATCTTCACAAAGGTTCGAGTTATTTATGTAATCGATACTTGCAGTTGCAAATACGTTGATATTTGTAGATTCAGGGTTTGAGAATGTAAGAATACCAAGTAAGTAAGCGTAGTAGTCAGTATTACCAAAGTCTGAAGTATTGTTTTGTACAGTAATTCTTTTAAATAACCCCTCACCAGTTGCGTTTGGATATCTTGAAGAAGGATATGCTCCTGCTAAAAATCCTGATGCTCCTAATTGGAATCTATCTTCATTAGTTCTCCATTGTCTGTAGATATCCCAACCATCGAATCCGCCCGCAAAACATACTGTGTATTTTCTAGCGTAGATAAAATAGTAAGGGTTCTCTTGAGATTCTGGGTCAAATCTAAAGTCAGCAGTTCCACACTCAAACGCTGTTTCACCACTTGTTTGAAAAGTATTAGCGATTGTAACAACCGTAGCACCTGAGTCCATATGGAATCCTTTACTTTGTACATTCCAAGGAACAGCTTCTTGTGTAGGACTTGAAATCCAATTACTTGGATTTTGTTTTCCTTTATAAGTTAAAAACGATTCATCAACACCATATTGAGTTGAGAAACCTAAATAAGCTCTTCTAACAACATCTCCCGCAGATTCTGTTGTATTCGCAGCTCCACCGAATGGAGGATTTGTAATAGTTTCACCAGGGTAAAAATATTTTGTTTTATATTGAATATATGGTGAAGGATATGTAGAAAGGTTTTCATACTCTCTTTGAGTGTATCCACGGAATCCACAAGGTATTGCATCTATAGGAGCCGTTGGTGACAATTCAACCATAATATATTTTGAAAGTAATGCGTATTCACCATTAGAAGTACCAATCTTAACACCAATGAAGTTGTTAGAAGCTGGGTCCATATTACAATTAGTGAATTTTTCAATAACCACTGGATTAGTATCAGTATCGTAGAAGTTTCTAACTAACACGTCAAAAGACATGTTATTGAAAGAAAGATTTGCAATAGATACTTTAACCTCCATATTTGCAGCATCTCCATCAGAAATTGAAATGAATTTAAA